TGAAACCTAGTTTATTCATTTCGCTTTGCTGCATTATGCCAGCAAGCTGTTGGTCTGTGCGGCTTGCAAGCATACCCTCAGACCGCTCAAAGTCGACTAAGAGACGCTCAACATCCACGCCTTGAACACCACTACCTGCGGCAACGGCTGATGCTGTGGATTGAGACTTCATACTCTTTAGGTCAGCATCACGTTTCTTTTGTGACGCTTTGGTTTGTTCTTGGCGAACACGTAGGTTTTCTTGGGTTGTTTTAGCAAAGTAAGCGTCTTGTGCGTTCTGTGCGTTCTGAACATAACGTCTGTTTTTCTCATTATGTTTTTCAATTGCTGCATTAGACTTAGCAACTGCCGTCACACCTTCTACCGCAAGTGACGCCAATGCGATTGTGGTTGGCTCACACATTATCGTTTATCCTTAAAAATTCGTAGAATGGCCGCTGTTCATGGCCATATCGTTCGTGGCGTTTGATGAACGTGAAGCCCATCCATTTCAGCCATCGCATGTGCACGGTGTTACGGGCGTCTACGCAGTTAAACAAAACAGCATAGTCATCTGACAGGTACTGAATTGCTGCCTTACTGTTTCGCAGGAATGTCGTCTGATGGTTCATAATTGCATCTGTCGCTACCATCCAGACGACGCCTGAGTTTTCAAAAGGGGAAGGGGCTACACCGCAAAGACCAACACGTTCACCGTCAGGTGCAACAAGGGTAAGCGTTACGTCACCCATCGATAGGCTGGTGTAAAGAACATCAAGCGGTAACTTACCAGTTGCCGCCTGACATTCTCGTTGGTCTGCTTTGCGTAATTTTGGAGCGATGTAGTCAATGTCTTCCACCGTGGTTGGTGTCAGAAATTTATCCATTCATTCTTCTTGATCTGAGGTGCATGTTACCTTCCCATTCTGCTGATAGGAACTGGCACGGGAGATGGCTATCGCTTGTGATGGTTACTTTTACTCGGTCAGCCTTTGACATCACTGGAAACCTAAAGTTGCCAGATGTCAGGCGTGTTGAGCCAATAACGTTTGAACCACCACCAACCAATCGGCCAGTGAAACTGAACACCTGTGGTGAGCCTGAAACCACTTTGTTTTCAACCTCTACGTCAAAATCTCCGCTGTCTTGATACCGAAGTATCCAGTGTTTGATTTGAAGGCGACCACCAGAGATAGATACACGTCCACCACCCGCCGTACCTTCTTTCAGTGTTGGTTCTGAAAACTCATAAGTCATCGAATAGCGTTCACCCATGTAGAATTGGGTGCTTGTCTTATCGCCTGTAACAGTGAGCGTAGTGCCGCTGCCAGTCACGGTAATGACCTGTCCGCTGGATGACCCTCTGGTCACCATAAACGGTGTGTCTAAGGCGTAGGGTGTGGTGATTGTAGTGACGTCAGTTACGCTGTCGTAGCTTGTCGTACACTCACTCTCATCAAACCTGAAATCTAAACGGGTTACGTAATCTTGGCCTGTATCGAAACGCCCTTCATCAAAGTGCAATTTGAACAGAAGTGTTTTACCAGACTTGTTTCCGACAACGTACAAAGCACTTTCGATAAACTGTGCGTTCAATACCTCAAGGTCATTAAAGGTGTATTTGAACCAAGCAGACTGCATCTTTTCACGACCAGCCCAATGATACTTATAGACGTAAATTGTGGACGTATCTTGGTCGGTCAAAGCCACCAATGCGTTCTCTGTGGTACTTGCTGTCATTGCATACACACCGTCAGGAATGTACTTCGATACGTGTGAGGTGACGTCCGATGCATCTGAGCGGTCGGTGTCATCAATCACGTAGTATTCACGAATAGATGTGAAGCCACCACGTGTTGCTGGGAAGTACACCACGTTACCTGCAGCAGCAGGTCGTGCCGTCGTACTCGCCTCATATTCTGTGGTCTGAGCGATTGAAGAGTTCTTGGGCGTTAGGAAGTCAGCACCCTTAAAGATGAACTGCGTTTGGTCGCTAAATAGAAGTAGCTTTCGGTCAAACGGTATAGCGTGTTTTAAGAGGCTAACCTTCGTATGTGACGCCGCAACATCAATTGGGTCGTCATCCAATAGGGTACGGGCAGTCTTTGCAAAGAAGTCAAAATACTCAGCCGTGCGGCTCATATTGACGTTCTCGCCTGATAGAAACCCTAAGCGGTTCTGGAAGAAGAACACATCGCTAATCGTTTGCCCAACAAAGGTTGGCGTAGGAATGGATGTTTCATCACCAGCAACACGGTCACCCCATTCAGCCTCTTCAAAAGTGAATGAGCCGTTGGGTTGACGAATAAGCAGGTGAGGCATCGTCGATGCATCAAGTTGGTAGGGAATATTTGGCTTAATTGTTTCGGTCCAAACACCCTTAGAGGACCCTGTCTGAGTGTTGTTATCTGCCTCAAACTTCACGTAGTAATCGTCAAAGTCATTAGTTTGGTCACCCTGAACACGGGCGATGTAACCATCTGGGGCAACGTCTGGTAGGTCATCAAAGCGTTGTACCGTTCCGACTGTGGCAGACAAGCCAGTGTCACCAAGCGAGTCATATGTCGCCATATCGAACTCAGCGTTGTTGGTTTTGTTGATGACTACTGTTGAGCCGTCAGAACGGGCGGTGAAATTTGAAAGACCATTGATGGTGCTTGCAATGCTGTCAGCAATCCAATCAGTCCTGACTTGCGTTTCATCTGTTGCAGACGTCACAAGGTTCACGACCTGAGAGCCATCAAGATAGACGGTGTATCGTTTGTTATAGTCACCTTGCTTTACGGCAATCAGACCCGTGAACGGGTAGGCGGGTGACGTCAAACTATCCATCGCCACTGTCTGTGTTGTGTTCACGATGTAGGTGTAATCAGCCACGGTTACAGCCCGAAAGTCTGCTGAGGGTGACGAAGAGTTTAGGTAGGTCGTGCCGTCAGGATAGGTCACTGTCTTGGCGTTACCTGCAAGGTCATAGACCTCAATCTGATTACTTGCGTTAATAAACACAAAGTATCGTTCGTTCGTGTCACGGTTAATCAGATGGGTAAAGTTTCCAGAGGTTGTTGAGTTCTTCATCGTGGCGACAAACTCAAGCGGTGGACGCTTGTGCAAGCCTTCTACGATGGATGAGAATGCATTCTCTTGCAGTTCTGCCTGTGACGAAAGACGCAATGCAGGTGACTGCTGAGAGATACCCTGCACAAGGTTCGGGATAGCAGAACTAATCATACTCATAATAGTACTCTTCGCTTATGACCACGGTTCAAGACACGGGCTACTGAGTAGCTGTCAAACATCGAATGGTCGGCTGTTTCGGCTTCGTAATGCCGTAGTTCAACAAGGGCCTGTTGTTCATCACGCATAAGCATTCTGTGTATGCTTTCGCTGTTCAGGCTGCGGTCTGCGTAAATGCGGGAAGCACGTGTTGCGATATACTTCTTGGCAACGTCTGGTAGGACCTCAAAGTCTTGGTAGTAGACGATGTCGCATTTCAGTTTATCAGCGAACACATAGGTGCGTTCTACAAGGTCAAACAGTTTGCCACTACGGGTCACGACGTTCTTATATTTGCTGTCAATTCTGGCCACGTCAGCAGGGACAGTAATGTGACTATCAACGCTATCGGGCACCAGTTCCACGTCATGTTCTGTGTTAAAGTGCCAGCCGCTAGACTGCACCTCTCGGCTCACCTCTTTCAAAACTTGCTGTGCAATAGTGACGTCAGTTGTTTGGTTGCCTGTCAGCGTGTTGACTGGCTGTTCACCGATTGTTGTCAGAAGGACGTTAACAGCTTCTAATTCGTTCATTGCTGCAGGTTTTGTCATGTTGTCCTCAAAAATAAAAAAAAGGGCCAGCCGAAGGGGCTGACCCAAATTAGACTATGCTGTCGCTTTAATTTCGACTGCACACTCAGGACGCAGGATGCCGTGTCCCATAGCATATTTTGCAGCCATCAACGTGCCTTGATACATAATCTCAAAGTCACCTGAAGTTTGCTCAACAGCTAGGTCCATCAGCTTCACTGTGCCGATTGCACTCTTCTGCATTACAAGTGCCTTACAGTTGGTAAAGTCACCAGAGTAAGTGTTGTTCTCGCCTGTAACGGCTGAAACGTTTGTTGTTGGTAGGTTGTTCGATTTAACGATTTGGATACCAGCAACACGTAGAACAGTACCGTCAGCATAAACGCCGCTTCCTCCCCAATCACGATTGATAACATCAGTCGTTTGGACAAGTTTGTAGTACTCTTCTGGTTTCACGATTGCGACACGGTCGTTCTCTGGAACATCCTTTTCGTCCATCGCTTCGGCTGCGCTGAAGATTGCTGCTGCTAGTTCAGCACCAGTAATCGCACCGCCGCCAGCACCTGTTGTGATTGTTGAACCACCGTTGCCACCTGTGATTGTGGCAGCAGCACGTGCCGCTAAAACACCAACACGCATAGTGCGAGTGTCGAACTCTTTCGCAAGAGCCATACCCAACAAACGTGAGTATTCTGCACGAACATCATAGTGGTTACGGGCTTCATCAATGTTGGCGATGAATGTGTCTGCAATCAGTAGATCGTCGATGTTGATGACAATCTCATTGTGCTTGATTGCTTGTGTCCCTAGCAGTGGGGTGCCAGGGGTGTGGTATGCAGCGTTTGCTTTGCCTGTGACAGGGAACTGCGCTGATTTACCTGATGAAATAGTCCGCATTGTGTGCAGGTCTTTCATCACATTGTTTTCGTCGAATGCGGTTAGGACTTCGCCGCTAAAAACCTTGAGAAACAAATTTGTTTCTGTAGCAAAGTTTGTAGGTGTTGCGCCATTAACCACACCCAAACGTGATGGGGTTGCGTTAGCCATAATTAAAATTCCTATTGGTTTTGTGGGAAATGACTTCGGTCTTACTCACAGGGGTTGTCAGACGCATCTGGCCTATGTTTTCATTCGTAAGTCGGTCTGCCTAAAGAGGCATGACGTTGACCCATTAAAAGGAGCAGGTGATGTTTTCAGATGAAACGATGATAGTTTATTCCGCAGCAAAGGCGGCGCAACGTGATTTGGCTCAGGCAAATAATACTATCCATTGGCAGAATAATAGAATTGCAAACTTGATTGATGATATTGACAATGGGAATGCCACCATACGTTCTCTGCGACGCGAACTTGAGGAATTGCAGCGTTCGAATGAAAAGTTAGAGAAACTAAGGAAAAAAGCGCAAGTTGAGGCAGTGTTCAAGCATAAGAGCCTATCTTTTACTGTTAGGGTACTTGTTGAATTTTTACAACTTGCGTTGCCCAATCTCGGGCGTTTTAAAAGGTTTGCAGCGACACAAACCAAAACACACAACGGCAAAACCTATGAAGGCGTAGATTATTTTTTTGCTGAAGCACTTGATTTCTTAACAAAGAAAGACGACGAGCTTGCTCAGTATTTAACAGAGAACGATTTGCCAGCAATTGATAAATCCGTTTGGCCTTGGGCTGCGGATATTGAAACCGTTTTAAAACAAGTTGAAGAAATAAAAATGAAAGGCGCTAAAACTGAGTATACGAAAACGAGGTTACTTATAGCTGAAGAGGAACGGTTAGCTGAGGAAGCTGAAAAGAAACGATTAGCTGAGGAAGCAGAGAAAAAACGATTAGCTGAGGAAGCGGAGAAAAAACGTAAATTAGAAAAGGCAAAAAGGGGAAGAGTCTCAACCTCGATACAGCAAGAATATAACACAATACAACACGAATATAACGTAAAAGGAAACGACTTTTCCTATGTGACTATCATTAGTGATGATGAAGCCGACAAGTCCGAAGCTGATTAACATACTGAAATTAACGGGGCACATAGGCCCCGCCAGAACATCATTAAAATACCGATGACCTCGCCAGCTTATCCTCGACGTCTCTGCGGAACGCAGGGTCTTGGGTATAGCGAGGGTCTTTCATTGCTTGCACAACTTCTGCTGTAGAACGGAAAGCGTCCTTAGGCGCACCTGCAGCACGTCCAGAAAGCAGGTTAGGCTCAACTGCGCCTGATGCCTCTCTTTTGGACATCAGCCACTCTACGGCCATTTTTGCGTTGTCTGTGCTACCAGCAACCATCTGGTTGTAAACTTCCAGTTCGTTCTGAGCCATGTTGTCCCGTGCCCAGTCGGTTAACTCTTTGTAACCGTCAGAGCCACCAGCCACTTCCATGACTGCATTGGCATCGGCAGACTGTGCTGACTGCATACCTTTAATGTAGGTTTCGACCATCTCACGTGGATAGCCCATAGCTTCCAATTCAGTGAAACTGTCGGCTGATAGTTCACCACTTTGGGTAAACTCTTCAGCAAACTTATCAAACTGTGGGGCAGGTGCGGTTTCTGTTTCCGCTGCCTCAGCTTGTTCAGGTTCACCATCGCTTGGTTGCGACATCTTCTTTTCTAGTTCTGCGTAAGATTTTGCTAAATCTTCTGGCGAATTAAACTTCTCAGGTAACCACTCTGGTCGATCTGATTGGTTATCCTGTGCTTCCTGTTCGGGAGCCATTGGGCCAGTTTCAGGTTCGGTAATGGTGATTGTTTCTGCCATGCTTAGTGGTCAACTCTCGTTATCTTGGGGCGGCTCTTTGCAACTGCAGGTGCCGCTAGTTTTTCTTTGGGTTTATCAGCTTCGGGCTTTTTAGCCTTCGGCTTGTCTTTGGGCTTCAACATAAGAATTTCCTAATGCTTTGACGCCTTCTTGGATTGCGTTTGGTCCAGCTTGCATTGCCATTTGTTGCATCTGCATTTGCTGCATCTCTTGGGCTATTTGTTCTGGTGTCTTAATCAGACCCTCAGTCTCAATCCCAAGCGCAGTCGCACGTCGTTTGATGTAGTCTTGAAGGTTTACGTATTGCTGTAGAACCTCTGGTCCCAATGCTTGCGCCATACCTTGAATGAATAAGTCTAGTTTGCGTAGGTCGTGACCACGTCCCAAGGCTTCCATGCCTGTAACGATTGTGGGTTTCACAATGTTCTCTGGCAGCTTCGGTAGCTTCTTGGCTTTTGTTAGTACGTCTATCTTGCGGTTCACGTAGGGTAGCTGAAACTCTTGGCTTAAAATTGAGTAGATGCCCGAAAGGGTGTCCTCAAGTTCACTCGCCAAGTATCTTATTTCTTCAGCCGTAACCCGTTCACCATTTCGCTGAACCGAACTCTGCAACATGAACTGCTGTGATAGGCGTTCTTCAATACCCTGCATAGCTTGGTATGCCACTCGGAAATCGTTGAACTTATCCATCTGTAGTACTGAGACATCAGCAGCGTTTCCCTCAATGATTGCAGTGTTTTCAGCCTGTGCAATGCTGCGCATTCTTGTTGTCCCGTTAGGGTTCACAAGGAATAGCGTCTTAGCTGCAGCGGCTGACCCTTCGACGATTGCTTGCGATAAACCTTCAAGTGAGCGTAGGTCACCTAAAAGTTCTTCGACAAAGCCACGTCCATAATCTTCACCATCAATTCGACTGAATCGTAGTGGAAGGAAGGGGACAGCATCAGCACGATACTTACCTCTAGACCCAGCAACTACTTCGCCTTTGGTTTCTTGGTATACGTTGAAGACTTCGTTTTTCCGCTCGATGTGCGTGTAGACTTCGATTGTTTTTTCATCGCCTTCCAACTTTCCTTGTATTTTAGCAGCGGTCGCTTTGTCTAAAGCGTTCGGACTGACGTTTTCTACGATGACAATCTCAAGAACATCCCCGTTAGGCGCACGGTTCACCACATAGCTATCCATGTGAATGACACGTGTCCTATCAGGTCCGATGTGTAGTAGGACGTTGCCACCAATAATTAAGTGTTTAAGAGCCTCATGTACGGCTACTCGGTCACCTGACGTTTCAATCTCTGACATGACTGCCCGTTCGTACTCGCCAAGCTGTTGCTCGATTTCTGTACGTGCAGCTTCGTCAGCCGCCATCTCTTTCAATGTGTATGGCTCAACCATAAACCTGAAGAACGGTGAATTGGGGGGCATCAGAGCAAGCGATAGCTTCGATGCTAGATTGTTCACACCCCTCGCACCGATACCTTGAAACGGCTGATACATATCAGAGGTTTCTGTATGGTTATCTGGTGGAATTAATGAGGGAATTGTTAGTTCTGAACAGTCTCTTGCTCTGTCTAA